TCCTATTAACGAGTCACCTATAGGTCTGCTGACTGCTGAGATTAAAGAAGAGTTAGGAATACCAAAAGGTAACATAGCTAGCCCATGGGCAGTTAAGCGACTCAAAGAATACGACGGTGATCTGACTCAGTTCAGAGTAGTTAAAAAGTTTCCGTCTCAGTTGGAGCAGGTGGCTATTACTAAGACAGAACCGGGAGACGATAACAACCAAGACATTTCGGCACTTGTAGGTAAGACAGACATCAGAAAGCTTGAAAGATTCTCTCAAGACGACCCTGATTCTTATTCTTACAGTGGTGGGCTGTGTCAGTCAAACCAAGGTGTTCTTGACTTCGTGGAAATGTTTAAGGCACCAATTAAGATGCTGCATCCATTACTAACGGCAACACAAGAAAGAAACTATAAAGGCACAGAGGCGCTATCGGCTATTCCATATGATGGTATAGTGCTAGCTCACAGTAACGAATCTGAATGGACAGCGTTTAAACAGAACAAGAACAACGAAGCGTTTTTGGATAGGGTGTTCATCGTAGAAGTGCCATACTGTCTTAGGGTAGATGATGAAGTGAAAATCTACGAGAAGCTCCTAACAGGCAGTAAGCTTAAAGAAGCTCCAATTGCCCCTAATACGCTGAGAATGCTTGCTGAATTTTGTGTTATATCTAGGCTGGAAGACCCAGAGAATTCAAGCATAGTATCTAAAATGAGGGTATACAATGGTGAGAACGTTAAAGAAAGAGACGCTCATGCCAAGTCACTTCAAGAGTATAAGGATGGTGCATCATTAAATGAGGGGTTCTTTGGAATCTCTACTAGGTTGGCATACAAGATTTTAGCTGAGGTCTTCAATTTTGACCCAAATGAAATCGCTGCAGACCCTGTACATTTGCTGTACGTACTAGAGAAAACTGTGTTAAAACAAAGATATACTGATGACATCAAGGAAAAATACTTGACGTATATCAAGAAGTACCTAGCTTTGGACTACTTGAAACGAGTAGAGAAAGATATCCAGACTGCGTACTTAGATAGTTATGGTGAATACGGTCAGTCACTATTTGATCGCTACATCTTGTTTGCAGATCATTGGATACAAGATAACGACTACAGGGACTGTGATACTGGACAAATGTTTGACAGACAGGAACTTAATCAAGAGTTAGAAAAGATTGAGAAACCTGCTGAAATCTCTAACCCTAAAGATTTTAGGCATGAGATTGTAAACTTTGCTTTACGTCATAGAGCTCAGAACAACGGTAAGAATCCTGATTGGACATCTTACGAAAAACTGAGACGTGTCATTGAAGCGAACATGTTTAGAAAAACTAAAGATTTGTTACCAGTTATCTCGTTTACAGGGTCTGGAAACAAGGAAGATAAGACTAAGCATGAATCATTTGTCAAGAGAATGGAAACGATGGGGTACACTGAACGACAAGTAAGAAGGATCGTTGAGTGGCAAACTCGCGCAACTAAGGCATAACCAAGCGGATTGTCTGGAGGGTATCCTCTGGACAATCTTTAAGGGGAACAGACAATGACCATCATTGACAAAAGGAAAGCCGGAAAGAATCAATCTGCTGATAATAGGCAGAGATTCATTAAACGGTATAAGAAGCACATAAAGAAGGCTATAGATGACGTCAGCCAAGACGACTCTATAACCGATACTATTAAAAATAGAAAGATTAAGATACCAGCTAAGGACTTGAGCGAACCAGATTTCAGCTTAGATCCAAACACTGGTAGAAAAGATATAGTTTTGCCCGGAAATAAGACCTTACAAAGAGGAGACAAGATAGATAGACCTAAGCAAGGTCAAGGACAAAGTGGAAATGGTGGAAGCGACAGTGGAGAAGGAGAAGATGAATTTACGTTTGTGCTGACTAAAGAGGAATTCTTTGATATCTACTTTAGTGACATGGCATTACCTAACTTTATTAAAGAGTCATTTAAAGACACTAAGAAGTTTAAATATAAAAGATGTGGTTACACAAGAGATGGCATACCGGCTAGAATGGACTTAATGAAGACATTTAAGCAATCGCTATCTAGACGTATTGCAACCAGAGAGTCATTAGAGGAAGAAGGGAAGAAGCCTAGGTTTTTAGATGATGTTGATCTTAGGTATAAACATTTTGTTAAGAAGCCTGAGCCTATAACTCATGCTAGAATATTCTTCTTAATGGATGTGTCATACTCTATGGGAGAAACTGAGAAGTTAATAGCTAAGAAGTTTTTTATGCTACTGTATTTGTTTTTATATAGAGAGTATGAAAAGATAGAGCTGACCTTTGTGAGACACACTCATGAAGCAGACGTGGTTACAGAAGACGAGTTCTTTCACTCTACCAAGACTGGAGGCACTGTAGTATCTTCTGGCTTAGAATTAATTAACAGTATAATAGATACAGAAATAACTCTCAGCGAGACAAACGTATATGTGGCACAAGCATCGGATGGAGATAATTTCACTACTGATGACAAAAATTGTATAGACCAATTAGTGATGCTGATAGACAAGGTGCAATATTTTGCTTATATTCAAGTAGAAGACGCAAGACGTTTTAGCTGGAAGAATCAGCAGAGTATTGAAGACTTGTTTGACTTGTATGCAGAAACTGCAAAAGAAAACAAGAAGTTTAACATACAGCGAGTACACTCACCAGAGGATGTTTATCCGGTGTTAAAAGAGCTGTTTAAGAAGGAGTGACACATGGAGACTCCATTGTTTACAGGCACCGAGTGGGATTTTGACACTCTTGACCGGACATGGAAAGTTATAGACGACATCGGCAGAAATCAGCTAGGTGTCGACTATTATGAACCACAGTTTGAGATTATATCCAGCGAGCAAATGCTTGATTGCTATAGTAGTCACGCTATGCCTGCTATGTATAATCACTGGTCGTTCGGTAAGTCGTTTATCCAGAACGAACATGGATATAAAACTGGACAGTCTGGTCTTGCTTATGAGGTAGTTATTAACACTAACCCAAGCATTGCGTACCTCATGGAAAACAACTCTATGACTATGCAAGCTTTGGTTATGGCACATGCTTCAGTAGGACACTCTGGTTTCTTTAAGAGCAACTACTTGTTTAGAGAGTGGTCTGATGCGGATTCCATATTAGACTACCTGAAGTATGCCAAAAACTACATAATTAAATGTGAGGAAAAGTACGGTGCCACCCAAGTTGAAGAGCTATTGGATGCATGCCATAGCCTACAAAGACACGGGGTAGATAAGTACAAAAGGCCACACATTAAAGCAGAAGTTGAAAGACAAAAGAAGAGGGAGTATGACAAATATTTGGAACAACACTTTAATGACTTGTGGCGCACTGTGCCAGAATCAGAGGAGGAAAAAATACCAGAGGAAGAGCAGACTGATAAGGTTTTCCCTGAAGAAAACATTTTGTACTTTTTGGAAAAGCACAGCCCGGTACTTAAAGATTGGCAACGAGAGATATTAAGGATAGTGAGAAAGATTTCTCAGTATTTTTATCCTCAAATGCAAACTCAGTTGATGAATGAGGGATTTGCGTCTTTTACTCATCACACTATTATGAACATGATGTGGGAACAGAATCATATAACTTCTGGGTCGTACATTGAGTTCATTAAGAGCCATGCTGGAGTTGTTGCTCAACCTGATTGGGACCATAAGTATTACAGTGGTATTAATGTGTATGCTCTTGGATTTGCTATGATGAAAGACATCCAGCGAATCTGTACGGCACCAGATGATGAGGATAGAAGGTATTTCCCTAGCATCTGCGACACAGATTGGAAACGTACCATATTAGATGTGGTTCAGAACTATAGAGATGAGAGCTTTGTTACTCAGTTTTTATCTCCAAAGATATTACGAAAGTTTAAACTGTTTGCTTTAACTATGGATGAGGAGAAAGATTATTATCAAGTTGGATTAACTCACGATGATGACCACTTGCTGGCAGTCAGAAAAGCTTTATCGGCTCAGTACGATTTGTCCAAGAGAGTGCCTCAAATTGAAGTAACCAGCGTTGACTGGAATGGAGATAGGGTTTTGCACCTAACCCATTTTGTTCAGCAAGATAGATTGCTATCTCACAAGGATGCAAAAAAGACAGCTGCATATATTCATCAACTATGGGGGCACCAAGTTAGAATTCATTATGTGGATGAAACTGGTGAAGAAATATGAAATGTAAAAAATGCGAATCACTAATAGGCACCGGAATTTGTAACAGATGTTGTGGAATACGTATTGCGATGTATTTAACTTGTTTGATACTCTTTACAGTAGATAATGCGCGTCTACTGGGATTGTGTCACTAATTGGAGATAAAAATGAAATGTTCAATATGTAAAGTATTATTAGGAACTGGAAAATGCGACCAATGCCATGATGTATCTGTAAAGATTATTATTGGCTCAGCGGTATTCTTCATGGTGGCTGTCATGCTATTGGCTGCGGGCATACTGTGATTATTGGTATTGATCCGGGGCTATCAGGTGCTATAGGGGTGCTGGACTCGTCCGGCAAAGCCCTTATGGTGCTTGATATGCCTTTAATGATTAAGGGTAAGGGTACAGGTGCAGTTAAACAATGCGTTAACGCTAGAGGCCTCTATGACCTTTTAAAGGGGCTTGACGATAATGCCACCTGTGTTCTTGAAACAGTTAACTCACGTCCCGGTCAAGGTGTTGCCGGAGTGTTTTCACTAGGAGATACTTATGGTTGCATTCGATCAGTAATTGCCTGTCTTGGGCTGCCACTGATTAATGTTGCACCAGTAACTTGGAAGAAACACTTTAAGATAACTAAAGAGAAGGAAGTGGCTAGAGCTTTAGCCATAGAGACGTTCCCAGAGATGAGCAAACAGTTAGCTCGAAAGAAGGATATAGATAGAGCTGAAAGTTTATTAATAGCTTTATGGGGGTTTAAGACTAACAAGGGGTGCTAAATGAGATTGCCGAAGCATTTTATACTGCCGGACTGCCAGATTAAGAAAGGCGTAGATATGTCCCATTTGGTACATATTGGACATTACATAGTAGATAAAAAACCAGATGTTATCATAAACTTAGGTGACTTTGCGGATATGCCAAGTCTATGTAGTTATGACAAAGGACAGAAGTGTTTTGAGGGTAGAAGATACAAAGAAGACATTCAGGCTGCTAAAGAGGGAATGGACTTGTTGTTGGGGCCAATGAGAAAATACAACAAACAGGCTGCCAAACTGCACAGACCTAGGTATCGACCGAGAATGGTTCTTACCCTTGGAAATCACGAAGAAAGGATTAAACGGACAATTAATTTCAGTCCTGAATATGAGGGTATGATAGGGTATCACGACTTACCATATGAAGACTGGGAAGTTGTAGACTATCTAAAACCTATAGATATAGATGGTGTGACGTATGTTCACTTCTTGGCAAACCCAATGAGTGGTAAACCATATTCAAGTAACGCCATGAACCAATTAGTTAAAGTAGGTAAGTCGTTTGTTGTTGGACATAAACAGACACTTGATATAGCAACTAGGTTTACATTAGGAGGGCAACAGCAGTGGGGCATTGTGGCAGGAGCTTGCTATAAGCACCAAGAGGACTACAAAGGGTATCAAGGTAATGACCACTTTAGGGGTGTACTAATGCTTCATAGAGTGATTAATGGTAGCTTTGATCCCTGTGTTATTTCTCTAGATTACTTAAAAGATAAGTACGACCATTTGACAAAATAGTCTGATAGTACATACTTAATGTGTACTTCAAGCATTTAATGTCAACCAAACTGAGGTTACCAAAATGAAAAAGATATTAGAGTATGCATATAAACTAGTGGAAGCGGTCAAAGGGGTCTTTGATTCAATTCCGGATGACAAAAAGAAACACATAATTGCGGGGTTATTTATAGGTCTAGTATTCGGCGAACTGCTGGTTTTGGCTGGTATAATATTAGTGGTAGTGTCTGTTGGTAAAGAACTTTATGACTTCCTAACCGATAAGTACTTAGGGATTAAACATGACGTAGAAGTTTTAGACGCATTAGCCACCATAGTGGGCGGTTTAGCAGGTATTGGTATCGTTCACCTTATATAGGGGAATACTATGAAGAAAGCAAAAAAGATTATTGTTGAGTTGGGGCTTATGCCCCCCAACATATTGACTCCCATTAAACTGGCCAGTATGTTTAACCATAAAGAGTTTGCCCATACATCAAAAGAGTTGGTGGGGCTAAAAGCTGTAGGAGGGTCTAAAGCTTGGTTAGGCCACACACAAGTAGGTAAAAAAGAAAGTAACTTTAGAGTGGCAATAGTAGGTAAAGGTATAACGTTTGATTCTGGTGGTATATCCATCAAACCAGCACACAACATGCATGAAATGAAGTTTGACATGCTGGGGGCTGCTACAGCGTTAGCACTTGCTGAAACACTAAAGGACTTTAAAGGCATAGTAGACATATATGGCGTATGTGCTGAAAACACATTTCACCATGAGTGTTTAAGACCCGGAGATGTTTTAGAGTATGCTGATGGTACTAAGGTAGAGATTATCAATACGGATGCTGAAGGACGATTAGTATTAGCTGATGGTATTATAGAGGCTAAGAAACACCATCCAGACATAATTATCACTATAGCTACACTAACGGGTGCTGCAAGGGCTGCATTAGGTAGCGCTACTGCCCTATTTGGTAATGACGATAGTTTAGTACAGAAGGCTATAGAGGCTTCTAAAGAGGCTAAAGAGTTACTGTGGCAGTTGCCAATTTGGGACATACACCGTAAGGACATTAAGGGCATAAAAGGTGTGGCAGACATTAAGAACCAAGGCACTATAGCAGGGGCTAGTACCGCTGCAGCGTTTCTTGAGCATTTTGTCAAAGACTCTCTGTGGCTGCACTTTGATATAGCAGGGTCTGCGTATAAAGATTCTAAACCCACTGGTGTTATGTTAGAAACTATTACTAAGTTACTTGACAGAATTATAGAGTGATACTATACTCTGTATAACAACTAAACAAAGAGGTGACATTATGTATATTGAATGCAGGGGATATGTAGCAGACGTCTATTTTCACGAGGAAAAAGACTGCTACTATGGAGCAGTTCTTGACGATAACGATAATGTCATCTTAGAGTTTATCGGAGATGATATAGACTCAGCAGTATTTAACTTTGAAGCAACTGTCGGTGCTCATGAGTACAGTCAAATGTGTTCAAGAGCAGTTCAGGCCACCATACAGTAGGAGAGTATCATGAGAGGATTAATATTAGTATTGCTTGTTTACTTCCTGTATGATACAGGCTTGTATCACCAATTCATTTAATAAAAACTGTAATGTACAGCATATTAACCAATGGAGGCTTTAATGCAAAGTATATTAATCATATTGGTGTTGGTGTTGATAATCATAGGTCTATTAGATGCTAGACCTCCAGAATAACATAGGAGAACAACATGAGCAGAAGCCGAAAGAAAACACCTATAGTTTCTGTTACTTGTTGTGACTCCAGTAAAGCATGGAGAACGCAAGAGAATCAAAGATATAGAGCTTACGTAAGAGACATGATTGCTCATGAACGATATGATGACATTCAGGGCTTTTGCGGAAAGTTTGGGAATGAGTGGGATTCACCAAGAGATGGAAAATACTGGTATGATAACGGTAAGGGTAAGCCATGTAATTCGACTATATGGTTTTCTCGATGGGGAATAATCGTACCCACTTGTGATGTAGATAGTCACTATAAATGTGATGTAGAGTATAAAAAACAGATGAGGAAATAAAATGGGACTTACTGCAGATCAAAACACTTTGGTAGACTTGTATGTAGAAGAACTGAAAAGTTTACACAAGCAAGAATCGGTCACACTGCCTGACTTTGTGGAATGGGCTACTGTACTACAACAGTCACCTCGGCATGTACTGACAGAAGCGCTCAATGAGGCATTCACCAAAGGGTATCACTTAGGCAAACGATTAGGAGAACAGAATGGAAGAAACTAGTTTTATAGCGTACTCAGAAATCATCAAAGATTTAACGGATTCTATAAAGACTCTAACAGCTCTTAATGGTTCTTTAGTGGAAAGCAATACTCGAAAGTGCCTAGATGGTGCCATTAGGTTGCTAGAGCAAGAGATAGAAATCCAATCAGCATATCAGAAGGACATACTGAATACTATTAAAAAGAAAGCTAATTTGCGGTTAGTCTAAGGAGACTATAATGAATGATTATGATAGATTATCATTTAGGCAGCTAGAGGCGTATGTCGACCAAGTAGGCGCTAGAATAGACGCACACGATAAGAAAATAGGAGAACTAGATAAACTACTTAAAACAGCTCAGGCACTAGAAGATGGGACCTTTATTGTGCACAAAGAAGACAGAGAGAGTTTAATATCCAAATGGATATGGAACCTAAGGGAGGCTCTTTCAAAAATAGTATACGGGTAAATAATAGGGGTTTAGGAGGGTATATGGGGCATTACGACCAGTTTCAAGAATCAACTTCAAAGTATGAGGAGGAAGAAGAAAAACAAAAGGAACTATCTGAGAATGAGCAGCTACTTAAAGATCTTCAAGAAGTAGTCGAACTAAGATACAGACTTAGAAAAGCTCTTAAGAAACTAAAAGGTGAGGGGAATTAACCCCTTACCACATATCAAGAATTCTTATTATTTTTTGTCTTTCTAGAAAAGCTTCATCAGAATCTTTTAGGTCTTGTTTTATCTTTTTCCTTGCCATCTGTCTTAGCGTCTTCGTTATCAATCCCGGTAACATTACTTCTCGGCAACCATTCTTGCCTTCAATAGTGACCTTGTATCCCTTCTCAATGGCGTCTGCCAAATGGTCACTCATCTCAATAGCTCGACGAATTACATCGGAACGACTAGGAGCGTCAAAAAGTTTTTGTAACGTGTCAATTTGTTGAAGAGTTTCTTCTTTGATGCGTATATTTAACGTACTAGACATAGTGCTTCCTCTAAATAGATAACCAGTGCGTACTCCTAAGAGAAGAGGCACTGGCCGATTTAACTTCCTTAAATACCCGCACGATTTGAGCATATTAATAGAGGCTTGGCGGGTGTATTACATATCAGTTAAAAACAACTTAGATTCAGCTTTACGCCTATCATCTAATCCTTTTAGTACCTTACCTCCTGCTCGATTCCATTTTAACATATTGTTAGCAGCAAGTCCATAGAATCTTTTCTTAAGAGCATCAAATACTGAGCTGCCATTAATCATCCATCCGCCACCAACATTAAACGTAAAGGACACCAAAGCGTCATACATGTTTTGCGTCACTGGTACTTTAACGTATTTCCTAATAGTTGTCTGAAACTTCTCTGTTTCTTCTTTAAGCCGTCGAAGTGCTTCTGGCTCGTCAATTACTTCATCCTTATGTTTGGCTTTTGTACCATACCCTATAGACCATTGTTTATAGTCCCAGAATGCTTTAGGGATGAACGTCTCGTACTTCTTAATAAAATCTATACCTTTTTGACTAACACTTAATTCAGTAGGTAATTTATACATCATTTAACCTCCATAGAGGGGTATAGGTTGAACGATCTACCCTATGGTAATAGGATACCATAGGGTAGTGCTATATAGGCCTTATTGTGGGTTTATTCCATACATTGAATTTCGGCGCTCTACTTGTTTGCCTAACCCAGCACTTGCTGCGTTGACTGCCGATTTACCAGCAACCTCACCAATGAGCTTAAAGAAAGCTGTAGTCTGAGGAACACCAGTAGGTGCTTCTAGAACTCGTGCTACATCATCTGCCCACTTGTCTCCACTTAAGGTTACGTCTAGTAATGCTTTTCTATATTGATTCATAGTTAGCTTACTAACGATTCTCTGGATGGCTCCAACATCCTTACCGTATACCGCAGAAACAGATTCCCCAGAGTTAACACGTTTAAGCACACGCATTAGCGGTGATTGTCTCAATGAGTCAACCAGACCTAGCATCTTCTCAGCTTGAACAGGGTCGCCACCAGTTGATGCAACGTCCCTTAAGAACATTTGCTTACGTCCTGTACCCTTAAATAAAGCTTGATACAATTCGTCAACAGATAGCTCGCCACCTTGTCCAGCTTTGGGGTCTTTCTTAGAAATCAACTGACTGTAATAATCTTTAAGTTTTAATTTCTGAGTAGCTGCCATGGCTTCCACATAACTTGATGACTGTTTAAGTATCGGCTCAATCTGTGCCTTAGCTTCTTCAAGCGCCAGTTTCTTATCTGGTGATAGCTCCTTAGTTATGATACCGGCTGCATTTGGTTCAGCTTTATACAAGTCGTCATCAATCAAGTCTTTGATTTTATGTAGTTTAGCCACTGAGCCTTCTGGAAGATTCTTCCAAGTTTCACTCTTAGCTTTTACTACATCAACATATTTCTCCATTAGCGTTGTGTTATTCTTGATGAATTCCGGAACAGTGGCAGCGTCTGCAGTAGCTGGTGGCGCATCAGTCAACTTGCCTGTTGTATCGATAAACTCTTTTTCCATGTTGGCAAAAGCTTGTTTCTGTATGCCCTTAACTTCAGGTGGTGCCATCTTGTCTATAGAGTCATATATTTGTTTCTTGACGTAGTTCTGACTAGTTTGAGCTACTTTGCTAACTTGAGCTTTTTCAGCATCATTAGCAATAATAGATAACTCGTTGGCTCTCGTAACAGTTCCCGGAATCGCTTCACCGGGTGTTCTGCCCATTGTGCCCTCAGCTTGTATGTCTTTAACTTTAGCTAAAGCTGCAGCTGCGTCATCCCCTGCGTCTGTCTTGATACTAGCAGCTATATCCTTAACGGCTGCTTCTTTAGGTTTAAACATCTTCTCTATTGCACTGCTGGTTCCTTTATCTCCACCAATAGATCTAACCAAAGATGATGCGCCCAAGAACGCACCGGTTGCAATCCCTCCAAACGCACCTCCAAGAGCTGCCTTGGTGACTCGTTCCTTATCAGTAGCTGAATAGTCCATAAAGCCCGCTGCAGCACCTCCAGCAGCACCAATACCAATAGTGCCCAACGCTGTAGGAGAACTGGCAGCAATGAGAGGCGCCGTAGCTACCACAGAGCCTCCGATAGACCCTGCTAAACTAGTTAGTGGGCTTGGAGTTCTTGCGTAAGCCTCATTATATCTTTGCTCACCACGTTGGTTACTGGCAGCCAATTGCTGGTCAAGAGCCAAAGAGTCTTGAACAATAGCGTTACCGACAAGTGGCAATCTACCTGCAGTCTCTCTAATTCCTCTATTAAGTAATTGGAGGCCACCTAACGCCATCCGTTCAAACCCTCTATTAAAAATGTCTAACTTATCGTTAAGAGTCTTAGAGGCAGAATCAAGCTGATTCATCCCCTCCGGGGTCTTCACAGAAGACTGAGGCAGCTCATTAGGACCCACAGGAGGCCGATTAGCTTCGACCCCTTGCTGACCCATTGGTTGGTTGGGATTAACGCCTTGTTGACCTTCTGGTGCGTTTCTAGAGGGTTCCATAAATGGGTTTTGCTCTCTAGTTGGCTCCATGAACGGATTAGTGTCTGACATATGTGTCCCCTAATTACTGTTGTTGAGCTTCAGTTTGTTGGCGCGCTTGCTGTCTCATCTTGTCCGCCATTTGCATGACATACTGAGGAGAGCTTCCAGCATCAATTGCCTCAGCAGCTTGCCGTTGAGCTTCAGGAGGTAAATCACCTAACTTGTATTGGTCTACTATCCTACCATACTTAGATGAGTCTTCCATTTGTTTATACTGCTCAGATGGAAATCTAACCTGATTCTTCTTGATTACATCCCCATATCCATCAAGAGTGTCTTTAAACTGTTTCTCAATAATGGCTTGTCGTTCAGTTTTTAACTTAGCCGTAGACTGGAAGGTAGCGGTCAAGTTCTTTATTTCAGTTGGCGACAAGTTAACTATCTGCTCTTTTAGCCAAGGAGTAGCATGGTCGTTCAAAACAGCAGCCATACCAGCATCTGACTTAACAGTCTCTGAAACGTCTTTATCTGTTAGTACCCCGCTTTGCACAGCAGTAGCCATCAAACGGGACAACATACCTTGAGCTGCTGGATTAGTGGGGTCTTTATTAAGAACCTCTAACTGAGCTTTTACTCCTGCGTACGTATTCATGAAACTGAGATAATCTTTACTGGAGGTGTTTACGTCACTCTGTATATTTCTAGTATTCCTGAATACTGTGCTCTCATTCTGAACTTGACCAGTTTGTAATCTCAACTCAGTGGCTGTTTTAGCTAATACTGCTTGTTGCTGTTTGGCAACATATGTGTCTCTAGCAGCTACCAACGATTGTAAGCCCGGATCATCCATCTTCATACCAGCAGCTAGTCGTGACTTAATGTCCATGTCTAGCTTACCAACGTTTGACTGAGCAGTAATCGATGCCTTATTTTGACTAAACAGCGTTGCTGCAGGGGTGGCCTGAGCTGCTGCCAACCCGAACATCGGTATAGCGTTTCTGACACTACTGGGAGCGTCTGGCACTATTTGCTTAACCATGGGCTTAATCTGGTCGTACATGGCTTGCTGTTGTTCTGGAGGGGCTTGCATAATGGCTGCACCAAACTTGCCAAGTACTCCGTAGCCTTCTACCAGTGCTTTGTTTTTCTCTGTAGCTGCAACACCCTTGAGTACATCATTTCGTAGCATTTGGTCTTCCAGCTTTAACTGGTCGGCTTTATACTCAATGGCGCGCTTAGGGTCAACAGCTCTCAAATAATCCACAACAGCAGGCAATCCGCCTTCTTGTGATGCTTGAGTCATTCCAGCTTGTATGATGTCCTCTTTAGCTTTAGCGTCTCGTTTCCAACCAAACTCCTCACGAACCATAGAGTGAGTGTCTTGACGAATAGCTAAATCTGCTTGCTGGATGCCAAGTTGTTCTTGAGCAATAGCTAAATAGTCTTTTTTGATTCCTAGGTCTTCTTTAGCTAAACCAAGATACTCTTCATCCCTAGCATCTTTGGTGGCTGCCAATTTGTATTGCTGTTTAAGCATGTCTCCTTTAACGGCGCCCTCTAGGTCAGGACCTATCATACCGTACCCAATTAAATAAGAAGATCCTCCCTTATATACGGGCTTAACGGTGGCTCTGGTAGAGACTCCTGCGTCATCTACCATAGAGGGAGCACTTGCGGATACAACATCACCTTGCATCTGGCCTTGTGGTTGAGAACCAGAGAAATCAGTGAATGTATTTCCGTACTGATCTGAGTATTTATTAGGCATAGAATTGTTGTCCACCTTGTTGATTTTGAAGCACACCATAGTTAAACTTCTGTTGTGCTAACCCTTGGGCTTGATATCCGGGACCTGCTTGTAATGCTGCCGAAGCCATACCTGCCTGTAATGCTCTAGTCTGTGAGATACCTTGATACTGCATACCAGCATTAAACTTAGCTGCATCGGAGTATGCATTAGCTTGGTTATACAAACTATTAGCTTGGGCCGTACCAATTAAGCCGTAAGTGTCTCTACCAGCAGCACCTCTGGCAGATTCCAGATTAGCATACTGAGTGCCTTCTGTAACCTTATTAGCAGCTATCTGCATAGTAGCAGGACTTCCCTCGGCGACAATCCGACTCAAGTTGTCCATATACATGCCGTAGAAGTTTTGAGCTAGTCCTTGACCATACTGTGTTAAAGCAGTTAGAGTATTACCACTTCCTAGCATCCCTTTAGCAGCACCTTGCCGTTCAATAGCTTTAGTACCTTGATCTAACTGGAACTTATATCCCGGAGTTGCTTCGAGCTTAGCCGTAACTTGGTCACCAGTATATCCGCCATCGTAGTTAGCAGAGTATGCTTGATTGTAATCCGTACCAAACTGATTGTATGCTGTGTTAGCATCGTTCAAGCTTGCTATTTGGGCATTTATGTCTTTCTCAGCAGCTAATCTAGCGTCTCCTTGCACTTTGGCCTTCATCAAAGCATTCATGATGATAGCTTGTTGATCTCTAGACACTACATAGTTTCCTTGAATCTTTTGAATTCCTGTAGTTTCTATTCCTGCTTTAGCTAGCTCTCCGTAAAACTCTTGAGGCAAATAAGTTTCACCCACTCTATTAGTTTTTAACAACTTAGATAATCTATATGCTTCTGCTTGTTGACTAGTAATGTTATTATTTTTAGCTAACTGTTCAGACAGTGTAGCAATCTTAGTTGTGTTATCTGCAACTCCAGCGCTAATCGTGTTGTTCAAGTTGTTTAACGCTGTAGCTCTTTGTGCTGGGTCTTTAATCTTCTCAGCAGCAGCTATCTGGTCTTGAACTGTTTTGGGCAATCCTCTATCTTTAGCTTCCTGTAACATATTAACAGAACTAGATAGTGGATCTAAGCCCATAAACCTAAGCTGTTCATTAAGAGCCTGATTAGCAGCATAAGACATTGGCTGTAACGTCTGGTTAGCTTGCTTGTATCCCAGTTTAATCTCTTTAGCAGCAGACTTTAGAGCATCAGTATAATAAGTTAAGCCTTCACGATAAGCATTAGTTTGTACATCAGATGCCTGTCTCATCCACTGTAAGGCCTGATCTATATTAACCTGAGGGACATACATATCATTTCTAGCATTACGACCCTTTCGGATCAACGCATTGCTCACACCAGCTATTCTGGTGTCTGCTGTTAATTGGCCAACTGCTGCCATGTTTATACCTCTCAGTTAAAAAGCTTTTATTATCATGAGCATAACAAGTGATGGTTGCATGTTATTGTGCGAACCGCCTCCACCCGCTGAGCCTGTAACCCCTGCCGTAGACCCCGTAATTCTAGAACCAGTACCCGTGGTATACGTTCCAGTAAATGTAGTTGTCTGACTCCATGTATGGGTGTGAGAACCCATTTCACCTAATGTCAATGTGTGGGTTTCTGATCCACCTGTAGACCCTACTGTATTACCTAATGTTCCAGTGCCTGACCCTCCAGAACCTACAAGAGTGTTTCTTGCACTAGTTGGTACATTAAAGGTAGTAGATCCATCACCTGACCCGTAGGCTGTTCCTATGTTCGCGAACAGTGATGCATAGGTTGTTCTACTGACAGCAGCACCATTACATGGCAACCATCCAGTTGGTGCAGTCGCATTACCATAGAAACTTATAGTTCCAGCAGGTAAAAATCCAATGGCGCCTGACGATGTCAAATTGGCTGCAGTAGTGGTACCACTGACTGAGCAAGTTCCGGTCACCGTGTGACCTAAGGACGACACTGTTGAGGAAAATACTCCGGCACCAGATACTGTAAGTGTAGAGTCGCACACAACTGCGCGCCTCAATCTACATGTTCCTGAAGAAGATTCCCCTAATTGTACACTGCCTGTAGCTCCTCCGTCAAGAAATAATTTTCCAGATCCTTTGCTAGTTATAGATAACCCTACATTAGTGTCTGTTCCTGACGATACTATAGATGGTGCCAGTCCTGTTTCAGCATTTGTTATAGTTATTTTATTTACAGCATCTGTAATAAGAGTGTATTTTAAAGCAGCATTATCGGAAGCACCAGTGTCTCCCACTTCGGCAACAGTCCATATAGTAGACCCTTCCTTATCTTTCAGTACAAGCTTAGTGTTTCCGTTAAGAATCACCATTGCTTCACCGCGACTGTCTAATACTATTGGATTAGTAAGTGGGTTAGTGTCATTCTCTGCATCAGTTATATCGTGATAAGCTCGTTTTTTGGTGGTGGTTCCTACCTCATAGGTATACAGCAATCCACCAGATAGAGGCTCACACACATCTACCTTAAAGTACTTAACTCTAGGGGAACCTAAATATACTGCCATTGTATTTCCTCTTAAGTTTTAATCATCATCAACATGACCACTGATGGCTGTATGTTATTATGGGCAGTACCACTTCCCGCTGAACCTGTAGCTACTGAAGACGTCCCGTTTGAAGTAACATATGATGCTCCTCCATTTACTGCAGTGTCTGATGTTGGCTGCGTAACCGTATGAGTGTGGGCAGCAACTTCGGAAGACGTTAACGCATGCGTTTCAGCGCCTCCTGTAGCTCCTACTGTATTGCCTAACGTTCCTGTTCCAGATCCACCAGATCCTACTAATACTCGTCTAGCTCCATCAGGAACATTAAACGTGGTAGATCCATCTCCTGACCCAAACGTTGTGCCAATAATAACAAACAAGTCAGCATATGTGGTTCTACTTACAGCAGCCCCATTACATGCTAGCCAACCTGTCGGAACCGTAGACGATGCGTTCCACATGACTACACCAGCAGGTAAGAAGTTCACACTGCCGGAAGCGGTCAAAGATCCTGCTGACATGTTCCCCGATGCGGTTAAATCACCTGTAACTGTTCGATTTCCACTAGAGAGTGTTCCCGATAGCGTAACGGCTCCGTCTGAGGTGTATGTACCTTGAATTACCAAGGCGCGTTTAACATTTACACCACCAGTTGACACATTATTTACTTCTATGTCTCCAGAAACTCCAGAGTCCATACTAAGAAGCCCAGACCCTTTAGACGTAATCTTAAGGCCTACGTTAGTGTCGGTACCTGTTGCCGATATACTTGGGGAATTTCCCGTGGCAGCGTTTGCTATAGTTACTTGGTTAACTGCATTGTTTACAAAACCGTACTGTAGTGCTCCATTGCCCGATGCTCCCGCGTCTCCTACATTGTCGACATCCCAAACAGTATTGTCCAAACTGTCTTTAAGAATTAGCCTATATAGGCCATTTAAGGCAATATCAGCCTGTCCATAAGCATCTAAGATAACGGGGTTGCTATTAGCATTAGTCAAAGCGTCCGCATCGTCTATAGTGGGATACGTGGCTTTTGGTGTGGTTGTTCCAACCTCATAGCTGTACAGCTTCCCTAATGACAGGAAGTTGCCCTCATCGTCAAAGTACTGTACTTTAGGGGTTCCCAGCAATAACGACATATTATTTACCTACTTTTTATGATAAGGGTTAACACCAAACTGGGCATCATGTTGTTGTGAGCACTTCCACCAGTAGATCCAGTACTTGTAGACGTAGCACTATATGCCGTAGTTCCTGATCCCCCAGAATACCTATTTAACTGATCAGGAGCGTTAATACTGTGAGTATGTGATGGAATTTCAGCAGTAACCAACGTATGAGTTTCAGCTCCACCCGTAGACCCTACAGTATTTGCCAGTGTGCCAGTACCAGACCCTCCAGAACCTACTAGAACACGTCTAGCAGATGTTGGAAGGTTAAACGTGGTAGAACCATCTCCTACACCAAACGTCGTGCCAATTATAGCAAACAATGCCGAGAAAGTAGTCCTACTAATAGCTGCACCATTGCATGGCTGCCACCCCGAAGGAGTGGATGATCCAGCATACCAAGCAGTCATTCCAACAGGCACAAAATCTACGTTGTTGGTAACACTAAGAGCGCCAGTAGAATGCTGTCCGGATACACTAAGAGCACCAGTAACTGTATGAGTCAAACTCGACAGTGTGGAGCTAACAGAGGTGTTTCCTGCAACACTGATAGTGGAATACGATCTCGTGTTAACACTAATAGTTATTGTACCACTAGATGTAGTACCTATCTCAACAGTGCCAGTAGCGCCCCCATTTAATGTGAGAGTTCCTGCCTTCTTAGTAGATATGTCTAATCCAACGTTAGTGTCTGTCCCTGTAGATGCTATAATAGGCTGACTGCCAGTTACGGCATTCGTTATGGTTACCTCATTGACACCAGCTGACGATATAACAAACGATAAAACATCATTACCAATAGCGCCAGAATTTAAGTTATCCTCTGTCCAAATAGTATTATTGTCAGCATCCTTAAGTATTATCTTGGTGGCAGATGCTAAAACAATGTTGGCTTCACCCCTACTATCAAGTATTACAGGATTGGCATTAGCATTAGTGGACGCATCGGCATCAGCAATAGTTGGATATGTCGCTACTGGAGTCATAGTGCCCGCCAAGTAGGTATATACCTTACCTCCAACTAATGGTTCTTGCTTGTTAGGGTAAAAAAATTGTACTTTTGGCGTTCCTAAGAATCTAGTCATATCTTTACTCAGCGGTTTGCATTATTGTTGCATCTACTATAGCTACAGGCATATTCTCTACTATAGAGACTTCAAAGACCCACTCAGTGGATGTTCCTAACCTGTTCCAAGTGACCCTTTTGTTGTAATCTCCTACAGCTGCTATTGTTCTTGGCAGATGATTTGACCATGAGTGCCCTCCATTAAATGAGTACCTCATAGTGACTTGAGGGTCTTCAACGTCAGAGTCTCCAAGACCAAACTTAATTTCTAAGCAATCTATGGATATGTCCTTGTAATCATTGGTATCTACTATAGGACTTGTGGTTCTTATTCTTCTTATTGGGTCGCCATTGTCTGTATATATAGTAGAGTCTGATATGTATACCTTGCCGTCTCTGTCTCCACCCATTAGGTGAAGATTGCCTGATTGTGCATAATATTGACATAAGTGATGCTGCAACTCACCCACACCAGTGCTATAGTAGGCACGTTCATGCCAAGACTTGGTGGTGTAATCAAACACCCAAGTTTTTTGCTCCGTGGGGAACGATATCTGATACATCAAGTGACCACGATCATTATATCCCATGGCAACAGCATCAGAGCGTGTCCCATATGATAAAATCTCGGCGGTAATGGCTTCATCGGATACAATCTTGATGTCATAGCCTGAGTTGTTTGACCTAATAAAAGGTGAAACTTCAGATTGAACTATGAATCCTCTATTGTCTAACCAAATAAGCAAATCATTAAGTAGCACAATGGATGCTGGTGCTCCACAACCAATCTGCATCTCAAGTCCATCTCGAGGTGAGAAAGGTGACCCAGTTGGATTTGCAGCATTGTACCATATCTCGGTAGTTGCTTCTCCAAATATCCATGCTTCACCCTTAGATACACCAAGACCTACTACATCGTCCGTGCCACTTTCAGCAGTAGCTACGTCCAGCGGGTCCCAAGAAGTTCCATCGTTTAAAGCGCTAGTGTAAAATTGTCCAGTTCCATGGTCATTAACCATGAAGTATCCATCAATAAATATGACCTGATCAGCAACAGGGAAGTCAGAATCTGATATAACACCATACGCCAAAGTGTCTATATTATAAAGATATCCTTGGTCGGTTCCATCTACCCAAATGATTTGAGTAGGATTTGACGCTACAGAAACAGGTCCTGTAGTGGTCGTTAGAGTTCCCAATGTGGATGACGTGGCAGTACGAGCTGACTCATTTATGTCTAATCTGTATACTGTGTTGCCACTAACGACATATGTGTATAACCCCACGGTCTTGATAGACCTAATGGCACCAGACCCTAAGTTTGTTAGCAGTTCTAACCCTGAAGTATGTACTAGAGGTCCTTTACCTCGTCCCTCTGGTCCGGGAGACATGGGGAACAAATTTAAGCACCTTTGGTTATTTACCTCAATGGCTGGATGTTTATAAGCTGGTCCTGTAATTGGTAACTGCATGTTCGGGCCTCTGTGGTATACCATATAGTATAGATTGACAGACCAATGGTGGTATTATACCCTACATTTAGCAATCTGTCAATACTTATTTGTTAATAATCCCTTAATTCGGGCATAAACTCTATGTCGCCTACTTCAGCGTCCCAATCAAGGAGGTCTTTAAGCATCTGAGAAGCCAATGGTAATATATCGTTTAATGCTGATGCTTTACCAAATGCCCTGCATAGTCTAACAGCAAGCTGCCACGTAAGAGCTTCCAACCACTCAGACGGGAAGTCAAACGTATCGGATGCCTCATTAAGGTCTTCTAGAATGCGCTCATAAGTGAATACAATGCGTTCTGACCCATCAGAAGGGCAAGGCCATAGGTACATAGTACCATATGACTTACCGGGGTTATAATGAAACTGAGAGGGAAACCCAGACTCATTCTTAACGTTATACATCTGGTAATCTTGATATGACGTTTCGGTCAATACTAAGTCAACTATGCTGTCGCCAATGCCAGTTCGTTTACGTGCATCTAAGACCCGTAGAGGACGTTCTAGAGCAGACGTGTAGGTATATACTAGTCCATCATCAGAAGCGTCTCCAGAGAGTCCTGAAGCGATTGTAATGCCTGTTGAGGAGGTGACTGACGATATAGTAGTCCAATGAATAGACTTATCAGCTAAAACTACCCCAATTACATCAGAGTTCGCCATTCCAGTTGTGCTATCTACTACCAGAGTAGTATCTGCAGCTACATGGTCGCCATTAAGTTGAGTCTCAACTAAGTCTGACAGTTTGGTGGCCTTTGCGGTGCTTCCTAGAAGATACGAGGGTGTGTTTGGTGAAATAAACAGCACGGCTTCTTCTTTTGCCCAAAGGTGCAACCCCTTAGTTCCCCAAGCCTTAACCATCTTGTTGAGCATGTTTGACGCAAAAGTTACGTCTTCGTCACTCATAGTTCTACCAATACCATATACTCCAACTATTTGGAAGGCATCGAAGATCAGCTCGTTTCTAGTTTGTGTAAATGATGTGGTCATCGTTATGGCCTAATAAGTTATTGTTGATGTGTACGCGCCAGTGCCAAAGGAGTTGACCGCTGCCACTGAGTAGGTATAAGAACTTGTTGCAACTGCTGTGGAATCCTCGTAGGTTGTAGCCCCATTACCAGTATTAGTAGCAATAACGTTTCCATCACGCTTTATGGTATATCCTGTGATGCCAGAACTACCTATTATCTCAGGTGCTTGCCACGCTAAAGTTACTACATCTTCTAAAACGCCAAGGCCTGCAGTTAACAATCTGGGAACTGAGGGGAGAGTGTCATCAAGACCTGACAGCACAAAACTATCAGGTCGTTCAGCTCTAATCATTTCAGCACCCGGAACTTGGGTTTCTCTTATGCGATTGGGGAGGTTTTGTTCATTGGTTTGGTCGAGATCTTTCAAGCAAACTACCAGTCCATGCTGATAGTTATACTTATCTCTAACCAAAACTGTATCCTTTCGGTAGAACTTGCCTCCACATACGTCACATGTAACCTTTATGTATCCGCTACCGGGATGGCTTTTAAACTTTAGAGCCATGAAGATACCTCACTAATTAGTCTCTGGCAAATCCAGTAAAGGCCCTACCTAAAGCGATAGCATCCTCAAAAGGAGTTAAGTCCCTTCCATCTAGTATAATTTCGTCTCTATCTAGCATAAACTCTAAATGACGATAGTTTCTATCCAGATACTCGAATACCTGCATGGATTTAACTCCAGCTGCCACCAAGTCTTCAATCATGTTCACACTGTCGACCATAGCGTCAAACTTTTGGTCTATAGACCCAATATAATGATCCATTTTGTTTTTCCTCTTAAGATACTGCAAATAGGTTAATTTTATACTCTGTACCATTGATTTTAAGCAGCATATAACCAGCGCTTGCACCAGCAGAAGGATATATAGTAGCATCTCCTCTAAAGCCCACTGGACGCTCTACAGACCCTATAGCAATTCCCGGCCCATCATCTGCAGAAGTAGCACCAGTTGCTTTTTTAGCTACTGCTCCAGATCCTAGCGCTATAGTGCCTATTGTATCAGTTGCTGTGACAGAGGCGTTTGCTCCTACTATAGTGTTGTGCGAGCCAGTAGACAGCGCTGTTTCACCAGTAGCCAAAGCAGTTACTGTGCCAGTATTTACCCCTATGCAAACGTTGTTACTTCCGGTAGTCCCGTTACCGAATGCTAGCTCCCCTAATGCTACGTTAGCCCCCATAGTAGTGCCAGCTCCTGAAAAGTTACCGATTGCAACGCTGCCTGTCGCCGTAGTAGTACCGCTTCCTGAATATGACCCAACACATGTGTTTCTTCCACCAGTGTTTAATATTAGCGAGTTGTATCCAACTGCTGTGTTTCTATTAGATGAAGTGTTAGAAGCTAACGCAGATTTACCTATAGCAACTCCCTCACCTGTTCCAGTAGAGGCAAGCTTAAATGCATCCGTACCTATGGCTACGGAGTCCGAGAAGGTAGATGCAGCATTAAACGTGTTTGTTCCAATCCCAATCAAGTTAGAACCAGATGTCACGGACGCCATAGACGTTACCCCTATGGACACGTTAGAGGCTACAGAAGATGCACCTTTACCAACTTTAACGCCGTTAAACGTTACGTCTGCCGTCGTAGTGACAGTGGTGAGATTTACTAGGCTACCAGTACCTGCACTTAAGTTACCAGAAGCTATAGTACCTAACGCAGGTGTGACCAGAGTGGGACTAGTTGCTCTAACAAAGTCACCAGTTCCAGTAACTGGATCTACTGTCCATACAGTGCCAGTTCCTGATACTACTATGTCGCCTTTATCTCCATCGGATACTCCTCCGCCTCCTCCACCACCTAAATCAGCAATAGATTGAGCAGTTACAGTTTTAAGTCTGTCACCATCTGATACATCTTGTATAACTACTTTGTCGCCAGCTGCAACAGTAACGGCAGTTCCAATATTATTAATAGGGTCAAGCAAATCGTTCTGAGACGATATAATAGCAACTTGAGCAGTGGCCGAGCTTGAATACGAGTTTATTTTAACTCTAATGGCTTTTGCACCAATAGATGTTTGTGCCAAAGTGTCAGCAGTCTTGCTGGTTAAGGCTGTAATGTCTTCCCAAGATATGTTACCAGAGGAATCCTTTACGGTTAATATACTGTCAAACGTTTGTTGCACAGTAAAGTTTATAGTTCCTGTTACATCAACAGACACTTCAGGAGCAACTTCATTATAGAAGTTAAGTGGTACAATCTTAGAGATTGCCGATAAAGTAGTGCCAACAATACCCACGTTAACAGCTTCTGAGCCTCCTTGAGCTGCCGATATGGTAATTGATGTTACGGTTAAAAATGCTTTGGTACTTACTACAGTAGCACCCGATGCAGGGCCTGTAATAGTATTGGTTATAGCGTCACCATTGGTATCAGTACCAATAATAGTAAACGTTACGTCTGACTGAGTGTTAGTGCTAGAGTCTGTAATCGATATGATTCGACCCATGCCGTCAGATGATGTGAAAACGCCACCAGATGTCAAAGCTCCAGTAAGCGCCACAGATGTGCCAGCAGAGCTGACGTTAGAGGCTAACCCTGTAGAACTGGCTGCCACTGGTGCTAAATCTAAAGTAACTGTTCTCATGTATTATCCAGAATAAGGTGGGTGCCATCAGGCACCCAGTTGTTACGTTTGTGTCTAACTTTTAGACAATAAATCGGGAACTTAATAATTTCTATTCGCGATTCGCGAATAGCGAATACACGAACCATGAAGTTTTTCACAGTTCGTGTATCACATAACATCAGAACTAGGCGTCTGTACTCGCAACCCAGTTTATTAAAGTGCCCTTTTCACCGGCGAGGTTAACAACATAGACAGGATCCATCACCACAAAAGTGGCACCGGTTATTGCTTCTGTAATGTTTGCAGCATTATCAGTCAATCGCAAGTTGATGTTTGGACCAATTTGACCCGTTGAGCCTGTGACAGTATCAATTAAGAATATATCGGCAGAGTTACGAGTGAAAAAACGACCAACATCGTGAACATACAAGTTAGTGGTTGCAGTAGTTGCTACGTTAATTCCACCAACTGAGAAGTTACCGTCCATAATTTGGATAGTAATTTCTATTTCATCTCCACCAACTAGTCGGATACCAGATTGAGTTCCAGCAGCCGTGTCACCCTTATGAACATGATCAAGAATCTTTAACCTATTTGCACCAGCAGTGGTTAAGATACCTACAGTCATCTGACCAGTAACATCTCGTAGCTCGCAAGAATCAATCACGCAATCAGCAGCCGATACAACAATCATAGATGCTACAGCGTCAACACCACCTGTAAACAGGATGTTGTGGATAGCACAGTTAGCAGCACTCATTAGGAATGTACTAGCAGTTGCTGTAAAGTTGATTGTAGGCCGGCTAGAGCCCCTTCCTTGACCAATCAGAGTTACCCCTGCCTTACTCATGTCAATACCACCAGCAGCGCTTATAGTGGCTGTATGGCCTTCTCGCACTATGATGTAATCGCCTCGACCAGCAGCACATTGACTTATAGCATACGCAATAGTTGCAAACGGTTTTAAGAAAGATCCTCCTTGACCATTCAAGTCAGAATCTGCAGCAGTTTTTTCACCCTGAAGCATGGTGCCTTGGCTGTTACCAACCCAGTAGACTTTACCAGATACACGTTCGTGTTTTGGTAAATTCCTCATAAGAATACCATCGGTAAAACCATTGGGGAATGTTGACATTCTTCCCATATTTTATTCTCCTAATTAACCCTAGTAGGGTGGGCACCACTTAGATGCCCAATTTTAATAGTTCGATTACTCACCGTTACAGAAAATACCACGAGGATCAGTCCAACCGAAAGAATATCTTTCAGTCATTTTGAACTTCATGTTTTCACTGTCAAAATCAGTGTCGTTCTTGATTTCCAATGCGCGACGTTCAAAGTGAACCAAGCCATTAGGCACGTTAGTCTTAACAAACCATTTTGTAGAGCTAGTCAAGAAGTGGTTAACTACAAAGCCTTCTGGAAGGTAACGACCTTCTTTAAGAACGTTGATAGCATTTTCAGCAGTATCATTCTTAAGAACAGACTTAAGGATACGTTGAGCTTCAAATTCTAACTGACGAGGTATAATCAATTTCATACCTTGGGCTTGCATCTTAAGGCCAGCATCATCAACAAAACCACCAATATCTATCAGTGCTTGCTCAAGAGCTGCTTCACTCAAGTCAGACGCAGTAGCCAATTCGTTAGAGAAAGTTCCGCCTTTGGTTAACTTGTGAACTGCAGAAGACAATTCAACGCCGTCAAAACCAGTGTAAGAAGAGTTGTTAGCGCGGTTCAGAATGTTAGCACCAATGGTTTCTTTTGCTTGTTTCATACCTTGACCAAGCATTTCAGACATTGACCGTGCAACTTCCATGTACAGATTGTCTTCCATGGCGTTACGAGTAATGATGAAACCTCGACCAATTTCAGTATGGACGTAGCGTTTAGCAGGTCCTTGACTCATTGAATCGTAAGTTACCCCAGCACCTTCAGGAATAACGGCACCCATACCGAAGCCATGGATATTAACGTCAATCTCGAAGTTTTTCATTGATTTTTTTACTTCGAAAATCTTAGAATATTCTTCTGGGAACCGGTTGTACATATTGCCGAAAAAGGTACGAACGCCCGGCATAAGGGCAGCAGATATCGCACCAGCATTTACTAAAGCCATTTATTTTATTCCTCTTAGACTTGTGTCAGGGTAGAAGCAGAAGCGTTAACCTCAGTATGAAGGTTTGCTTTAACAACCCATCGGGCATAAGCGCCTACTTCATTGTCTGGAGTGTCATACAGACGTTCTATGCGCCAAGTATTGTCTGCAGCTTGAGCTTCAGTATCAATCGCATACAAAGAGCGACCTAGAACTGTACTAGCGTCCACTGCAGCGATAGAATCAATATGTTCTCCAATGTCAGCAACTACTATACCAGTAGCACCACCATTATCTTGAACAACAAATTCTTGTTGTGGATGGTCAGCAACCAATACATAGCCAACATCAGCAGCAGCCAAGTAGCCAGATTGGTAAAGGTTAGTTACAACTGGTTCAACACCTACGACAACACCGGTAATTGCTGCACCAGTAGTGGCACGAACAATTTCCGGATAGCCGTCTGGGCTAGAAGAGTTAGCTGCGCGAATAACAGGGTCACCAACAGCTATAATTCCAGCAGTAGCGTCCTTGTAGTAACGATGCACACGATCAGGGTGCAGATTAATGGGGGTGAACCCACATGGAGCATTTAAGTTTGCCATTTAGTTTTTTCTCTTTTATGAATATGAAGTGGTCATACTTCCGTATGCACCTAATTTTTTCAGTTCGCCTAATTTGTCGAACGTCCTTTCTTTTTCATCTATTTCTGCTTGTGCTGCATGATGGTCTTCCTCATATAACTCAAGAGGGATTTCCATCAATACTGCAGTCTTACATGCAGCGTTAGGATCTTGATTGACTACTCGTCTAACTACGCTATCTAGTTGGCTTTCTACTTGCGACAAACCATCATGGGTTTTCATTCCTGCTTCAGACACTATTGTCCATCCTGCTAACTCAAAGGCAGCTATCCTACCCGGTTGCTCATTTACCCACATGCGTTTAAATCCAGCTTTGGATTCTGCAGCGAATACATTTTGTTTGTGTAACGGTACACGCTGAGGTCTAGCAACAGCGCGTGAGGTCTCTACATTGTCTCTTTTGACAGTACTCATTATTTTAATTCTCCGTGGCTAACAAGGCTTTTTATATAATCATCTATTTTCATGAAACCTACAGCCTCAAAGTCTCTAGCTATTTGTTTCTGTGCTGGTGTCAGGTCGTTAAACCCAAACTTCTTACCTTTACCTGCAGGTTTTGCGTCAGAGGTGTCTCTAGCAGGAGCCACAGGGGATACTATATCGTCATCCTCAACAGTTTCAGCAAAAAACTTAGGAAATTCTTTCTTTAAGTGATCTTCAAGAATTGCCATGTGTTCTTCGACAGGTAATCGTTTTTTACCAAGTATTGCACCGTGTTCTTGTACCCATTTTTGCATTTTCATTGCTTCATAAGAGGTACCTTCTAACCACTCCTTGTTTCTTTCTTCAAAGTCAGCAATAGCTGGATGAACTTCTGGAACTTCCATCGCAGGAATTAGGTCGGCTTTAGCCTTGTCTAATTCTTCCACTAAGTCAACATCACCTTGTTGAATTGCTTGTCTTCTTTGGGCTTCTATGTCGGCCTTAGCTCGTTCATAGGCAGCCTTCTCAGCCTTACTCATGTGGACTTTCATTTCTTCCACAGTTCGAAATAGCTGGTCTATCTTTTTGCTTTGCTTAGGGAACTTGTCCATAGCAACTTTTATGAATTCTTCGGCGGTTTTTTCGCCTTCTTTGTTCCAACCATATTGTGATGCCAAATCCTCCATAGATGAAGAACTTTGAGTTCCTTCTTTTATTTTATCTATGTCGGCAGCTAGTTGTCTTTCATCAAATACTTCATCAATCATGATATTGCGTCCTCTGGGTAAACAGCTTGAATATCTTGGTCGTTAATCATTCGATACACATGACCGTCTTCAATTCCGTCAATAAATGTACCGCTATATCTGGAGATTAAAACACAATCACCAACTTTACACCAAGGAGCACCGTCGTCAAACGCCTTGAATGCAGATGGCCCAATATCTATGACATAGGCTTCCGTCATGGCTGCTTGTTCGCGTTCCAATTGTTTATCTGATTTGATTTCCAGTATTAATCCGCCCTTAGAAACTGTTTCTTTCTTTTTTTCTACAGGTTTTAATCTTACTAGAACTCTATACCCCGGAGCTTTGACTAATCTCATCACTTGTTTCCTCTATGGTTATACTCTGCATGTTAATTATTTCTTCTAATGCGTTAACATACCCTCGCATCTCATTTAACTTAAGATGACCATTAGGACTTGAAATCAAATCCTGTCCGGTCATCATTTCTAAGGTGTAGTCAGCTACACTCTGTAGATACTTAAATACCGATAATGTTACAGGGTCTTTTTTCCACACGACAAAATCATGTTGAGCAATCTCTAGCATCATTATTCGGCACTCCCATCGTTGGTTTTAGACTGCGCCTTGACGTCATTTAACGTGTTGGCAGCTAATACTTGCTGGGCTTTTATTAAGTTAGAAGCTTGGTCGTTATCTACCCTATGGGCTAACGCCACTCCTTTTAACTCTTGTTCAGACTGCATCTTAGCAGATACTATCTGAGTTTTCTGCATGTTGTGTACAGCGTCTTGCTGCATTTTCCACACTCTGGCAACAGCTTCTTCGATTCTTGAGTCAGACTCTTTGACAAATTGCTGGAGCTTGAGTTTTTCCATCATGTTTTGCTCAGCAGCCAATGTAGCTTCTGCCGATATCTTAGCAACCTCAGCTTGCAGCCTTTGAGTTTCAGCAATTAATTTCTGAACTTCAGGAGGAGGGGCTGCATTCGGGTCTTGCTTAGGTAGTAATCTCTCAATGGTTTCAACATCAAGTTGCATAGCCTCAAGGAACATCTTATCTACTTCCCTTGGGTCAGCAGTTCTTAACTGTTGAAGAGCGCCTGCTCGATACATTCGCTGAGATTCGGTAGAAACAGCAGGATCAGCCACTGGCATGATATCCATACCGCTCATATCAAAGTCTTTTTTGACATCTGCAGCGTCATCGTCAAGCACATTCTCGTAATCACTTTGAGAAAGATACCTAGCGTTTAATCTATATAGTTTTCTATACTCCTTTTTAAGGCTCCTATAGACGCGTTTATTGATAGCTACAAATACCTTAGTACCTTGCTCTACCAATTGGGAGATCGTTGAGCTAGCAACGTTTTGAGCGGGTTGTTTGCCACTTAAAACATCAGTAGTACTAGATAAATCTCTACCTACCTGCATCAATAAGCTTAAAAGACTGAAAAGTGTACCAGATGGCTCCTTAGTTGGCCAAGGGAACACGCTTTTACGTATATCATCACCATTAGCAGCATCTAGAACCTGCCATTTACCCATTTGGAACTGGATTTGACCATTCTTTAACCTAAGTCCTCGACCTATTAAGCCTCCTTGCATGTTATTAAGGGTACCAGAGTCAATCAACTGGTTAATAAGGCTGTTAATTGCCTTGTTAATAGGTAGTAATAAGCTACCAAACCCCATGCTATAGAAGCCACCATCTGGACTTTTTATAAAATGGTAGTCAGTAAAGTAATGTTCGGCACTAATGCTTAACACTTTACCGTCTGCATTCTTTTCTATCTTCTTAAATCGGTTGACAATCCTTAATACTTTGCCTGATTCTTTATGTACTGTAACAATATATGGCTCTTTGTAGCCATCTTCATCTAAGTCTAAGAAACAATGTTGTTCCAAGAACTCAATAGATGCATCCTCATCGTCAGGGTCAGTGCCTGTTAGCTCAACTAAGTCGCATTCACAGAACAATCCTCGTCTTTGACGCTCAACTATGTCGTTGTCCTTTAAGGATATACAGTGAGTTACTCGTCTAGCAGACTCTATACTGGATGTTTTATAGTTAACCACGATCTTTTCTGGAAGGCACAACTCACTGCAGTTGCGCTTTTCAGTTTCATCGTAGTAAGTTTTCTTAAATACAGTTCCTAATATAGGTAAAATATGTAGTAAAGCGTCGGTTCCTTCTTCCCAATCGCTGCTTTGTTCCATCAATTGGTAAGACATGAACTTGGATACTCTATCAGCCCGTGCATATTTTGCACCATCAAGGTCTTTACCAATAACAACTGCTTTAACTATCTTGTCATTCTGTATGATTTCGGGAAGAGTTCTTGACGCATAGTCAATACTGGCTTGTGCAATCAAGGGGTACTTAATATTTGAGGCGTTTTCCCAAGGGAAACTTTTCTTTTTCATGACTTGTTTAGCAATATCCATTGCTTGGTCAACAATATTAGTCCACTCTTTCCTACTATCGTCATCTATATCGTAACCTTTAACAACTTGCTGGCCTATTTTAGCTAATAATTGTTCA